GTTGGTAGAGCGCCAAACTGTTAATTTGGATGTCCCAGGATCGAGACCTGGTGGACCAGCTGGCGTTAGCCTTTTTAAACTATATAGGAGAAAAATGAAAACAGTAGGAGATAAACTATCAAGCTTTAATGTTGTTGGTGTTAAGCCAGGTGCATTAAGCTACGAAGATTCTTCGTTTGAAAACCTTAATGAAAACTCTTTCCCAGGAAAGTGGAAAATTATTGTATTTTATCCAAAGGATTTTACATTTGTATGCCCAACAGAAATTGTTGCTTATGACAAGCTTGCAGCACAATTTAATGACAGAGATGCTGTTCTTATGACAGGCTCTGTAGATAATGAATTTTGTAAAATTGCATGGCGCAATGCACATGATGATCTAAAAAAGACAAACTCTTGGTCATTTGCTGATACTGCACATCAACTAGCAAACGATTTAGGAGTGCACCATTCATCTGGTGTTACATACCGTGCTACATTTATTGTAAATCCAGACAATATTATTGAGCATGTAACTGTAAACAATCTAGATGTCGGCAGAAATCCAGATGAAACTTTGCGTGTTTTAGATGCCCTTCAAACTGGTGAACTATGTGCATGCAATAGAACATTAGGCGGAGAGACGCTATAATGTCTTGGGTAGGTCAAATAAATGAAAACCTTCCAGAGTATGCAAAGGACATTAGGCTAAACCTAGACGCAGTAATTAATAGATCTTCTATTGATTCAGAACAAGCAACGTATCTAGCACTTGCTGCAGCTTTTGCCACTGGCAATGGTAAGCTAGTGGCCTTTATTACTGCTAGTGCAACTGATGAAGTTGAAAGAAATGCTGCACTTACGGCTGGAGCCATAATGGCACAAAACAATGTTTGGTATCCATATTTAGAAATGGCAGACGATGCAAATCTAAAGGGATTGCCAGCACAATTAAGAATGAATGCAATTTCATCACACGGTGGAACAACTAAAGGTAAGTTTGAAGCTTATTCTTTAGCTTCATCTATTGTTGGTAAATGCCATTTTTGTGTTAAAGCACATTACGAAACATTGAAAGAAGAAGGCTATAGCGTAGAACAGTTGCGTGATATCGGAAGAATTGCAGCAACAGTAAATGCTTTAGCAAAGATACTGTCAGCGTAGAATAATGAAAACTGTTGTCGTAACATCTTTTGATTCTAATTATTTACAATACTCCTATGTATTTGTAAAAACATTGTCAGAAAATTATCATGGCGACAAAAAGTTAGACTTATACTGTTTAGTTCCAGAAGATGTTTTAAGCATGGAGAGCAAGTTTGTAGAAAATCTAGGGGATGTTAGTAATTTAAATGTAAAATTTGTTTGCTCAGATAAATTTTCTAGATTTTCTACAAATGAAAAAGTTCGTGGCTCTGAATGGATATCAAAAAATGCTTGGCATAGAATATTTATACCTTCAGTATGTAATGATTTTGATAGAGCTATATACATAGACTCAGACACAATGATAATGAGAGACATAGACCCTCTTATTAATTTTAATCTTACTAATAAGTTTGCGGCATTTATTGAAAATAACTTTAATTCAGCAGATAGAGTTTTTGGAAATCCAGATCAAATATATTTTAATGCTGGAGTTTTTGTTGCAGATTTAAATTATTGGAGAAGCCTAAACCTAGAAGAAAAAATAATGAATGATGTTTTAGACGGCGGAGTAACCCTGATGCTTGAGCAAGATAGATTAAATCTTGCATTTAATAATGTCTTCCAGCCTCTACCAATAACCTTTAACTATCCCGCATATTATGAAGACAGCTGGCAGGTAGCAATTACAAACCCACTGGTTGTACATTTTTTTGGACCCAATAAGCCTTGGAAATATTCAGATACAACACTACCACTAGCACTAAAATGGAGAACAAAACACTATATGATCACAAAGATACAGCTAGAACAAACTGAATCTTATTATGCAAAAGGGGAAATTCATGACTAATGCAATAGTTTATGCAATGTATTCAGATATAGATAATGTAGACAATTTATTGCAATGGAGAGAGTTGTTGTATTCAGTCAAAACATTAAGGCAGCATAACAAAGAGATCCCAGTAAAGGTTTACTTATCCCCCTCACATCTTGTAAATAACATATCTATGTTTCCAGACATGAATAACCTAGAAATTATTGGAATTGATAATGAAGTAACTCACTCATTGCCCAATGAGCAGGTTGCTAAATGGCTAGACATGAAATACAATGCATCATTTCATGCTTTAGAAAACTATGGTTACGATAGAGTTTTAATGATAGACGCAGACACAATATATCAAAATGATCCTAATGTTATCTTCGATAAATATAACTCAGATATTTTTTATGCATGTCCAGATAATTTTAATGAGCTGTTTGAATTAATTGGTTCTACTTCTAAATTTATGAATGACGGTGTTGTTATAGTTCCTAATTGGGCTGCTAAAATTAAAAATGAACTAATTGCAGTAAGGAATGGATATGTTCAAGAGCTTATGGATAAGTTTAATGGGAAAGTAGATAAACAGTCGCATGTGTGGGTATATGGAATATGCTGGGCTTCTTTCCAATACGGTATATTTAATTATTTAACAAAAATTAATAAGCCACTGGGTTATTTTGGTAAGCATGACGTAGCAACACTATTAGATTTTCATGAGCTAAGAGATGATCAAAAAACTACCCCTCCTATTGTGCATTATTGGAGCGTGGGCTATAAAGACTTCTTACCAGAAGAATATTTAATAGGCTTAGAAGACAAAATGTATAAATCTATATCAAGTGAATAACTATTGACACTTTTCATTCAAAATGAGATAATAGTAAAATGACAAAAAGACCAGCCTGGATATTTGATGTCGATGGAACTTTAGCGGACGTTGATCCGCTGCTTCATTGGATAGTTAATCAAGATAGAACTACTGAAAACTTTAAAAGAAACTTTGATAAGTTTCATTCTGAGTCTATTTATTGTGTGCCTCATGCAAACGTAGTGGACATGCTTTGGGAAAAAGTTAATGATTTTGATATTATTGTTGTTACAGCTAGACAGGAAAAATGGAGAGCTCATACTGCATACTGGATGGTAAAAAACGACATACCACATACAGCAATGTTTATGAGGCAGGACAAAGATTTTAGGCCAGACTATGAAATTAAAAAAGATATCCTAGATCATGTTAATTTGTTTTGGAATGTAAAGCATGCAGTAGATGATAATCCAAATATCATTAGGCTATGGGAAGAAAACGGAATTCCAACAACAAAAATTGGAGATTGGGACGGGGTTCATAGATGATAATAGGATTAAGTGGATATGCTAGGTCAGGCAAAGATACAGTTGCAGATCATTTAGTGTCAACGTATGATTTTGCACAGTACTCATTTGCAGCATCTATGAAAGAAGCTATGTATATATTAAATCCAATTGTACATTCAGATAGCATAGGCCCACTTAGATATCAAGCTTTAGTAGATGTATATGGACTAGATAAAGTTAAAGAAACACACCCAGAAGTTAGAAGGTTGTTGCAGGTATTTGGAACTGAAGTTGGAAGAGACATGTTTGGAGAAAACTTTTGGGTAGATTTAGTTTTAAATAATCTTAAAAGCTTTCATGTTGTTATAAGCGATGTCAGATTTACTAATGAAGCAGATGCAATCAGAGCAAAAGGTGGTCAGATATGGAGAGTAAACAGAGTTGGCATTGGTCCAGTAACTGGTCATTCATCTGAAATAGATTTAGACAACTACGATTTTGATTTAGTAATTAATAATAACTCCGATATAGAAAGCTTAAATAGGCAAGTAGACTTATCAATAGGAGGGATTACAAATTAAAAAAATCATATGTATGTTTTTTGGCCACAGGCTAGTTTATGCTGGAGAATGCCCATTTACTGGAAGTAGATACAACTACTGTGAAAAGTGCAGCAAGATGATTCCCTTCAAAGAGGATCGTTTGGTATAATAGTATTATGAATAATAATACTCCTCCTCCATGTTTCTATTGTGATCGGCCAAGCAAGTACAATGAGCCAGCACTAGATACTGGGCAGATCATAGACGTATGTGATTCTCATTTTCATTTTAAGTATATGGGTTAGAATAATTAATGAACGCTGTAGTTTATTCTGTACACGTTGATAATGGAAATTTATCTAATAACTATAATTTTGAGCAGCTAAAAACCTCTTTAAATACATTAAGAAAAATTAACAAAGATATACCAGTAAAGGCATATATCTCTGCCCCAGAAGCAGAAGACATGCACCTACTTGATGATTTTAAAGATAATAATTTAGAATTTGTTCTGTTTAATTTAGAATTTGATTCTAGGCTTACTGGAGGCATCTACACAAGATGGACGGCTCATAAATGGCCGAATACACTAGATGCCTTAAAAAGATTTAAATTAGATAATGTTTTATATATAGATACAGACACATTCTTTCAACAAGACCCCTCAAACCTGTTTGAAAAGTATGGCAACACAAATCATATATGGGGAAAACCAGATGTAGAAAAAAAATGGCCTGAAAGATTTGGCCTAAATTATCTTGGAATGAATGATGGACAGCAAATGGTTAGTAGTAAAACTCTTCCATTTTTAGAAGATCTAATATCCGAAAGAGATAATCTTGTTTATAAAATGCAGGAGAAGTATAAGAATATAGACGATGAGATGCTACACATAGCAATACAATACATATACGGACAGTATGCAGTGTCAGAATTTCTTATTTCTATAAATAACCCATTAAAACATTTTGATGATGAAGACGTATTGGTGATTATTGACGATAAAGTATTTGATTCATTAAATAATAAATCTAATATAAGCTTAGTTCATTTTTGCAATACAAACATGGAGCGTTTTGATCCTAATGCCTACAAAGTTTATTTAGAAAACAATTTAAAGAACAAGTAATATGGCATACAGCAGATTTTGGGAAAGCGATATATACATATATCCCCATGTCTCTGGGTATGTATGTTGTGCGGCCTGTCTCCTATCAGAAGACTCAGAGATTATAAATGACGATCAGCACCTATTCCTACACATTGAGGAGCATAAAA